GCTCCAGACCCTTGTGATATAATTATATTTTGTGAACCACTTGTTCCGTTTTCGATAATATGCACTCTACTTAAAGTATTTGGTGCTATCGTGATCGTACAAGCTGAATCTAATGTCCCAGTGTATTTAATAAACATGGCTCTACCTGGATCGGTAGAGGCATCTGCAACAGTTGTTGTATGAGTATCAGCATTTGTTGTTATTGCTTCTGTGCCAAAACCTAATGCTTCACCTATTAATTCTAAATTAGTGTTTGTTTTAGTACCCCACGTTCCTGACTGTTCGCCAGTGTTCATTTCTTCGAGTCTTAAATTATTTACAAATGTACTTGCCATTATGCGACCTCTTGCCAGTTAGCTGTTTGATTAGGAACGATCAAACTGTAGACCAATTCCTCGCCAGTGCCACCAGTAGCACTAACTCCCGTTAAAGATACCACACATTGTGGTATTGTGACAACACTTGATATTCCACTTTGTGCTGCACCTAATGTAACTGCTATATCTACACTTGATACAACAGTCTCAGAACCTAGTCCAGTTGTGCCTACATTACCAGTTACAGGTGCTCCAGTTGTTGTTGCTACATTAGGGATACCAAGCGTGTTGGCAAAATATCCCATCAAAGCGTGATTATAACATTGATAATGCAATGTTGGTGCTCCGTCTGGAACAGTTATTTCTACATATCTGGTTGTGCCTGCATTAAACGTAGATGTATCAACATAAGATGATTGAGAAACAGAAGAACCATCTATATTGTAACTTACACCACTTGTGTATGTTGTATTTTTGTCTTTATCCTCATAAAGATTAATTGGATGACCATCATTACTACTATCACTTTGATCAAATCTATATGTATTGCCTTCATACATAGTTAAAGTAACATCACTGGTAGCAGTCGATCCACCAATAGCGTACTTATTTGTTGATCCTTGATTGTAATATGGGTGATTTGAAGGATTACCAGAAACAACAGTAACAGTAAATGTAACTGTACTAGCTCCAGTTTGACTTATAGCAGTAGTCGCAGAAACACCCGTAGCATTTACAAAAATGCCAGGCAGCCCTAATGGAGTCCCTAACCCAGTTGTGCCTTGAACACCAGTAACAACAACGTCAATTTCCTCATTCCAAGGACCTTGACCCCATGTGCCTCTACCCCAACCTTGTAAGGTAGTGTTTGACAATTTATGCTATCCTTATGATCGCATTACTTGCATCAGCCGTTGGAAACTGAATTGTAAATGTTCCAGATGTTGATGTTTTGTTAGATGTAAAATCTAAAACACAAACTGCATTATTACCAGATGCAGTGTCGTTATAAATTAATGCACCCATTGCAGTAATAGTAGCAGTTGTAAAACTTAAATCTGCAAAATCTGTAAATGCAGTTGTTCCAGATGCAGTTGGAGCAACTTTTGTTAAAGTACCTCCACCAGATGTGTAAGAACCACTGTTTGCTACTTCTCCAGTTGTTGTGAACGCAGTTGTAGTTGCACCTAATGTTGCGGTTGTTGATGATTTTCCACCACCACCTTCTGCGTATAATGCAAGTTTAAATGTGTTACCATTTGTGGCAAAATTATGTACTGCGTTCAATAAATCTGTTTTGAAAGAAGTACACATTGCTTGTGCTATAGCCATATTAGAGTCTCCTTATATATTCAGCCGTTTCCTTTTGACCACTTGATCTTAGGACTTGGATAATATTAGCACGTTCCTCTCTTCTTGCCAATAGTAGATAATGATACAAAACTCCTTTGAGTTGTTCTTTAAATAATTTTGCTTGTTGTCTTACATGAGCAGGTGCTTGATCTGATATGCTTGCAATTTTATCTACAGCAAGATCAGCTATTTGTTCATTTGTTAAACCACCTTGATCTGATGTTTTTATATTGACGTTACCTACTTCTGTTAAGTTTATATTAAACATTTTCTTTCTCCTCATAGCTTATGCCAGGTATATCCTTCCTACCAATTAAATTTTTTTTAAAGTCTATAGGATTTGGTGGCTCAAGTTTAGATTTTTTTGTAATTAACATATTGCCTTGTGTAGTTGTAGAAACAAGTGGATCATCTAATCGATGATAACCATATAACTTTTCATCATCTGGAACATTCATATCTAAAAGCGAAGAACTATTGGCAATGTGTATTTTAATTTTTTTTGATATGGCTATAGCTAACCAAAATTCACAACAAGCTCTACCAGCTTCGGCAAAAGCAACATCTTTATGTGTAAAGTCAATACCGAACAAATGTAAATTAGTTGTATCTTGTGCTATGGCATATGCTATTGCATATGAAACAGTGTTATTAAAATAAGCATAACCAGTTTTTTGTATTACATCTTGTAATGGAAATTCTATTACATCTGGACATCTATCGTCTAAAGCACAAGAATAAATGGGTATATTCATTTTTTTTGTTAATCTATCTTGCATTATATTTGTTTGTTTACCAGCATTAGGTGTGTCGAGAAACCTTGAAGGTGGATCCATCATAAAACATTTGTCATGATAAATTACACCTGACATAGAGTTTATTGTCCAAACCTCGTCAAACTTTTCACTTCTAATTCGTGCTAGAATATATTCATTAAAGCTATTGCCTAAGGCTACAATAGCTACACTCTTATCTTTTTTCTTCATTTTGCTACCTTTTTATTGTTTTGGGATTCTTACTAAGCCCTCCCT